GCTATCTTACCACCCTCTCAACAATCAGTTAAAGCCTATGTCGATAGTGGAACAGTTACCTTAACTAATAAATCTATTGACCTTACTAATAACACCTTAACAGGAACTACTGCTCAATTTAATACTGCTTTAACAGATAATGATTTCGCAACATTAACTGGCACTGAAACTTTAACTAATAAAACTTTAACTAGCCCTGTCCTTAACACAGCTATCTCTGGTACTGCCTTTAAAGATGAAGATGACATGGCTTCCGATAGTGCGACTGCTGTTGCTTCACAACAATCAATTAAGGCTTATGTTGATGCCCAATTAACTGCTCAAGATTTAGATTTTCAAGGTGATAGTGGGGGTGCGTTATCTATTGACTTAGATAGTGAAACTTTAACGATTGCTGGTGGAACTGGTATTGATACATCAGGTGCAACAAACACATTAACAGTTGCGATTGACTCTACAGTTACAACCAACTCAGGTACACAAACACTAACTAATAAAACCATTAGTGGTGCTTCTAACACCTTATCAAACATTGGTAATTCTAGCCTAACCAACTCTACTGTCAGTTATGGTGGTGTTTCTCTAGCTCTTGGAGCTACTGACGCTACTCCAGCTTTTGACTTACAAGATGCCACTAGTTATCCAGCAAGTGCCTTAACAGGAACAATAAGTAATGCACAATTAGCTGGTACGATTGATGCTACTAAAATTCATGACGGAACTATTTCTAATACGGAGTTTGGATATTTAAATGGAGTTACTTCTGCTATTCAAACACAGATCGACTCTAAGCTAACAGCTTCTAATAACTTATCCGATATAGCTACTGCCTCAACAGCAAGAACTAATCTTGGATTAGGAACAATGGCTACACAAAATGCGAGTAGTGTGGCAATTACAGGTGGTTCTGTTACAGGCATGGGTTCACCAAGTGCTGGATCTGATGTCGCCACTAAGACTTATGTCGATAACTTAGTCGCTGGATTAAAAACAAGAATTATTACAAGAGTAGCAACAACTACAAATGTTGATCTTACTGCTGACCTACAAAATGGCGACACGATTGATGGTATTACTCTTGTTACAGGAAACAAGGTTTTAGTTAAAAACCAATCAGATGCTAGTGAGAATGGTATTTATGATGTGGTGGCCAGTGGTACTGCTACAAGAAATACTGACTATGATACAATAGCAGAATTAGCTGGTCAGATTGTTGTTGTTCAAGAAGGTACGACCAATGGAGATACAATCTATTTATGTACTACTGACACTGACGCAACTTTAGGATCAAGTAATATTACTTTTACAATTATCGAACCAGCCAATACAGGAACAGTAACTTCGGTAGCTGTTGCAGATAGTGGTAGTTCTGAATTTACAATTACTGGTTCGCCAGTGACATCAAGTGGAACTATATCTTTAGCTGTTAATAGTATTAATGCTACCAAGATAGGTTCAGGCACTGTCGATAACACCGAGTTTGGTTATCTCAATGGTGCTACATCAAACATACAAACTCAAATTGATGCTAAAGCTGGAGCTGGTTTCGCTGTGGCGATGGCAATAGCTTTATAAGGAGAAACAATGGCTCAAGATTTTGAAAGAAGTTATAGCTCATCGGTCTCAAACGCATCAGGATCACCAACAACTTTGGTTACTTCAAATTCCGATGATGCTTTGATCTCTATTCGATGTGTAAATAAATATACTACAGCAGTTAATGTGACTGTTTTAATTAGTTCTGGTGGTACAGATTTTTATGTAATTAAAGATGCACCTATTGCTTTTGGTGGTTCATTAGAATTAATTGACTCGGGATCAAAGATTGTAATGCAGTCAGGCGATGTTTTAAAAGTTTACGCAGATACTGCCTCTGCTGTTGATGTATTAATTAGCTATGTTGATAGCATCTCAACTTAAAGGAATTATAAATGGCATATATTGGAGTACAACCTACAGATACTTATCTAAGTATTGCTTCCCAACAGATTACTGGAAATGGGGGAGCTAATTATACTTTAGATTATTCGGTCAGCGATGAAGAAAGTTTGGCTGTCTTTGTCAATAATGTTAGGCAGAATGTATCTACCTATACTGTATCAGGCACATCATTAACACTAGGGGGAACTATCTCTGCTAGTGATAGCTGTTGGGTATTATTTTTAGGAAGAACAGTCGGCACAAAGACACCCGCAGTCGGTTCTGTTACTAACGATATGTTAGCGGGAAGTATTGCTACTTCTAAGTTAGCTGACATTACTGCAAACGGATTAACAAATATAAATTATCAAACTTTTACTTCATCTGGAACTTACACACCAACAACAGGAATGGCATTTTGCGAAGTTTATTGCACTGGTGGTGGTGGAGGTGCAGGAGGTACAGACGGAGATGATACCTCTTGTTCTTTAGCATCTGGTGGTGGTGGAGCAGGTGGAACAGCTATTAAAATTTATTCAGCAACAGAGATAGGTGCATCAGCAACAGTCACTATTGGCTCTGGTGGATCTGGTGGAAATGGTGCTACTAGTGGTTCTAGTGGTGGAAATTCTACATTTAGCCCTGCAGGAACAGGAGGAACCCTTACAGGTGGTGGCGGTAATGGCTCATCTGGTTTTAATGCAGGTGGTGATGAAGCCAGAAGGGGTGCTGATGGTGGTGGTTCATCTGGTGGTGATTTAAATTTAAGTGGTGAACACGGGCATCATGGCGAAACAAGTAATGATGGAGTTATTGGTGGAAACGGAGGTAGTTCATTTTTTGAGAGAGGTGGATTGGCTAGTGATAGAGCAAGAACCAATGGTTCTGGTTCAACAGGTGTTGCGGGAAGCAAAGGTTCTGGTGGTGGTGGAACAGTAGTAAGAAACGATACAGGAACTTCTACTGGTGGTGCAGGTGGCTCTGGTTTCGTAGTAGTTAAGGAGTTTATAAATGGCTAAAGTTTGTATTTTAAATAAAACAACTAATGTTGTTGAAGATATTGTTTTAGTAGATGATTTAAATAATATTCCAGATTTCATCTATAATGAAAATCAAAAGATAGCAACTGACCATACAGGCGAGATTGGTGATACTTGGAATGGGAGTTCTTATGATAATATTAGAGATAATACAGATTTAACCTATTCACAAAATCAAATTGATAAGAAAAATTCAGCAAGACAAAAACTTGTTGATTTAGGATTAACAGTAGATGAAATCAAGGAGGCATTTGGTATCTAATGGCATTATCAACAATACCTTTTAGTGGACTAGGTGCAGACGCATCTAAGCAAGGGATTAACTTCCGTAACCTCATCATTAATGGTGATATGTCTATTGCACAAAGGAGTACTTCCGTAACTGGCTCAACATCAAGTGGTTACTTAACAGTAGATAGATGGAATTTTGCTAGAGTGGGAGGAGCTACTTTTAGTCATTCACAAACTACAGATGTTCCAACAGGACAAGGTTTTGCTAATTCTTATAAAATAGAAAGCACAACAGGAGATGGTGCTATGGGTGCTTCGGAGTTAAATCTTCTCGCTCATTATTTTGAAGCACAAAATTTAAATAGTTTAAAATGGGGAACAGGTTCTGCTGAAAGCGTTACTTTATCTTTTTGGGTAAAGGCAACTGTAACAGGAACTTATATTGTAGAGTTTTATAATAATGATAATTCTGGCGACCAACTTTCTGCTTCTTATACAATTAACTCAGCTAACACTTGGGAAAAGAAAACTATCACTGTTGTAGGTTATACAAGTGGTGCATTTGGTAATGATAATAATACTGGTATGCAAATTAACTGGTGGTTAGGTGCGGGTTCTGATTTTCAATCTGGAAGTTTGACAGGAACTTGGAGAACATATGCAGACGGAAATAGAGCAGTCGGTCAAGTCAATACTTTTGAAAATAATAACAATACTTTTTATCTCACAGGAGTACAACTAGAAGTCGGTACATCTGCTAGTGATTTTGAGTTCTTACCTTTTGATGTGAATTTACAAAGGTGTCAGAGATATTTTGAGCAAAGTTTTGCGTATGGTACTCCTACAGGTACAGCCACTGGTACTGGAGCAACAAGAGTTCCAGGTACAACAGATGGTAGTTCAAATATGACATTTAATCAAACATTTAGAACTGTTAAAAGAGCAACGCCTACAATCACTGCATATCAAGATGGTGGTAATTCAGGACAATGGAATTATTCAAGAAATGGTGCTTCAGGACAATTATCTTCTAACAACTGGACAACTAATAACAAACAAGTAGGAATATATTTTACTTTCGGTTCTGGTTACAATTGGGGTGCTGGTTTAATTGAAGGTCATTGGGTAGCAGATGCGGAGTTATAAATGATACAAACAGTAGAAAAAACATACGATATAGATAATAACCATAATGGTTATAGAGTTACATTTATAGACGGAACTATTAGTAATGTTCCTCACGATACAGCAAACCGACACTACCAAGCAATCCAAGAATGGGTAGCGGAAGGAAACACCATTACAGATAATGGGGGTGGTGAGTAATGGCATATATCGGTAGAGGAACAGAAAACATATCCAATGTAGAAGTTTTAGATAACTTAACATTTAATGGTTCAGCAAGTTACACCTTACAGAAATCCTCCGTAAACTTTGTACCTTCTAGTGCTAATAACTTATTGATTAGTATTAGTGGTGTGGTGCAACAGGGGAACTTCTCGGTCAGTGGGAGTACGATTACCTTTGATACCACTGTATCTGGAAGTGATACTTGTGATTGGATATTACATTATGGTACAGGGTTAATTACTACTGTAGCAGACGGAGCGATTACCGAAGCGAAGTTAGGTAGTAATGCTGTTACCACTGCTAAGATAAACAATGGTGCGATTACCTCTGCTAAGTTAGATAGTGGATTAGCTTTAGGGAAGATTGGTCAAGTTATTGAAGCAACAAATAGTGGTATGACTACAAATATATCTTCAACTTCTTATACAGACACAGGATTGACAGCAAGTATAACGCCTTCATCTACATCATCAAAAATTTTAATAACAATAAATTTCGCAACAACAATGGATGGTGGCTCAAATGGTACACTTGGCTTTGGTGCTATCTATCATAATGCAACTACCAATCTTAGAGAAAGAATTGCAGTGTATGACACAGATTTTGGTAATGTTGGTCCAGCTTGTAGCATACAAACATTACATTCACCTAATTCAACAAGCAGTCAAACATATAATCTGTATGCAAAAACTTTAAATGCTTCAAGTTTATTTAGACCAAATGGTACTGGTTCTATAATTCTAATGGAGGTACTAGCATAATGGCATTAATCAGATTAAATAATCAATCAATCAGTTCTGTTACTGCTTTGCCTAGTGGTGTTGATGTAGGTAAGATTGGTCAAGTGGTAAGTACACCATTAACAACTACAGTAGTTACAAGTTCATCTACATTAACATCAAGTGGTTTTAGTGTTTCAATCACACCCAGTTCAACATCATCAAAAGTATTTTTAAGTTTAAGCTGTAATGTTTATATTAATACAGACCCTTATGGTTATGTTGGATTTTTTAGAGGAACAACAAATTTAGGTGGTTCTAATCATGGTATGTTTACTATCAGTACACCTGATAGGTATATACCAACGACATTTCAACACTTAGATAGTCCTAGTTCTACATCTTCTTTAACTTATAATGTTTACTTTAAAAAATCTGGAAGTTTGAATATTTATCTTAATCCTACTGGTGGGGAATTAGGTAGTGGAGTTCCAGACGGAGCAACAGGAGTATTTACAGCTATGGAGGTACTAGCATAATGAAATTTAAAAGGAGAAAACAATGACAGATATAGCAACAGCAATACAATCTCTCAACAAAAAAGGTGGCAATAGCCATGAGTTTGTTGTAAGAGGTGAGCCAACCAATGAAGCAGAATACAACAGTGGTGTTGATTTTGTTTCAGGTGCAGATGCTAATGGTACTGCTATTTTTTCTGATACGAAGCCTTATACATGGTCAGAAGTCAGTGCTGAGAAAGCCTTACTCCAGACTGAGTATGACAACAATCAGTATCAAAGAGATAGAGCCAGTGCTTATCCTTCCTTACAAGACCAGTTAGATATGCAATACTGGGATAGTGTCAATGGCACTA